AGCGGGAACATTGGAATTTCCAAATCTGAAACAGAATGAAATTGAGGAAACGCTGGAATATCAGCTGATCGATCATTATTTTAGCCAATTGAATGGACAGGAGAAAATATATTTATGCCTGCATTTGCTCGGATCAAGAGTAACATTATCCTCAGAAGATATTTTTGATGTACATCCAAATCAGACAGTATATGAAGTTACAAAAGCACTTGTAACAGAATTTGAGAAGATTGCCTGTGTGCGGTTTGAAAATCGGGAAACATTAGAACAGGCGTTGTTTATGCATATCAATGCATCGCTGTACCGCTATCAGTATGGAATTCAGATTGGTGATGATATGTGCGAAGACATTATACGGGAATATCCGGATTTGTTCGAGATTACAAAACTGGTTGTACCATATTTGGAAAGACAGATTGGATTGCCGGTATCAGATAGTGAGATTGCGTACCTTGCGCTTCATTTTGGCGCACATTTAATGGTGCCGGAAGCACCAGATTCTACACTGCGCATTCTGATCGTATGTGTCAACGGGGTATCAACAAGCAATATGATTAAAAGAGAAGTGCAGAAAATGCTTCCGGAGGCGCAGATTATCGGAGTGGAATCAATTACGGATTTAAAAAATGCACAGAATAAATGCGATATTATTATTTCCACTGTGAAAATGAAAAGTGTAGTGCCAGTCGTGCGGGTACATCCTATTTTGACAAAACAGGACAGAGAGGCAATTTTAAATCATCCAAGAGTAAAAAATTCACATGTACAGTTAAACATCAGTCGTATGTTTCAGGAAATTCGACCATATGTGAAGCCGGAAAATTGGGAAATTGTAAAAGAAACAATCGAAGAATTCTTATTTGAAGGAAATATCAAAGGCGTTTCGATTATGAAAGAGGAGAAGAAGGCGTTACTCGACTTATTGACAGAAGATAAAATACAGATCAAAGAGGAAGCAGGAGGCTGGATTCCAACATTATTTGAAGCAGGAGAGGCTCTATTGCAAAATAGAAGCATAGAACGCAGATATCTCGAGAATATTATTTCACAGATTCAGTTCTACGGACCATATATGTTTATTACACCAAGAGTCATCCTGGCGCATGCAAAGCCGGAAGATGGGGTGAATTATTTGGATGCAACGATGATGATCTGTAAAGAAGATATAGAGTTCTCAGATTTTCACAAAGCCAATATTATTATTGTACTTGCAACGGAAGATCAGGAAAAACATTTAAGGATATTAAAGGATATTGCGGACATCTTTTCTATTCAGAACCGGGTAGATGAACTGTTGCAGTGCAATAGTCCTAAAGAGGTCAGAGAGTACCTGATGAAAATTAAAGAATGATTATAAAAGTCAGCTGGAAACAGTTGACTTTTTACATGTATATCAGTGCAATGCTTGGGAAATGTCAAGAGTAAATGCGAAAAAAATCAAATAAATTTTAATGAGCCCCAAAAAGGGCGGCCATTTGCTCCTGATACGCGGCCTCAGCACTAGCGAAGCCGAGGATCCCGCGCGGGTATTTGTTCATCCAGTTTTCGATCTGCTGCACCTGCTCGTCGGTGACGTCCTCGAAGCTCGTCCCCTTCGGAAGCCAGCGCCGGATCATTTTGTTGAGGTTTTCGTTGCTCCCGCGCTCCCATGAGCTGTACGGGTGGCAGTAGTATGTCTTGGTTCTGGAGTCCTCACCTTCGGCGCTCCGCTCGATCCCTTCGTAGTCGGAGAACTCGGTGCCATTGTCGCATGTGATACTCTTAAATATTACGGGGAACATTTCGCCGTATCGCTTCTCCAGATCGTCGAGGGCCCTCACTACGCTGGCGGCGCTTTTGTCCACCAGCTGCCGGACGATCTCTTTCCGGGTGAGTCGCTCCGTGAGAACGAGCAGCACCTTTTTACACGGCCGGGCACTTACTACGGTGTCCATTTCCCAGTGCCCGAAGGTTTCGCGCTTGTCGATTTCCTCCGGGCGCTTTTCTATGCTTTCACCCTTCGGAGGTCTGGCGGCTTTTTTCACGGTATGGTACCCGCGCTTCTTGGTTCCCTTCACTGGGAGGTCTTTATTCGTCAGCCGGAGAAAAACGCCTTTTTCTATGTAACTGTAAACGGTATTTTTTGAGAGCGTCGTGTTGAACTGAATCCCCTCGACTTTGATTTCTTCCAGAACGGCCTCCGGGCTGTATTTCTCGTCCGCGATCTTTCCCTCTATGTACTCGGCCAGCTTGTGATCCTTGCCGATCTTTAGCTGCGGGCCCTTGGCTCTCAGGTTCTCCCGGTATCGTTCCTCTGCTATGTCCGGGCTGTATCGTTCTTCCTCTGTCCAGTCGCTGTTCCGGTGAGTGTAGCGGCCGCGTTTCAGCTCCCGGTATATGGTCGAGATATGGACGCCGAGGATCTCCGCGATCTCCTTCGGTTTTAGTCCGTCCCTTGTGTGGGCCTCTATGCGAAGCCGGTCTGTTTTGGTTAAGTGTTTGAAACGTCGTGCCATGTGTTTACCTCCCTATATAACAAAAAGAGAGGCGGCCGAAGCCGCCCCTCTGTGTGCCGTTTCTCAGTTTTCGTACTGCTCCAGCAGTTCCGCGGTTTCCTGATCGGTTATAATGTCCGCGATCTTGCAGTGAAGTGTGTTGCAGATCCGCAGCAGCGTGGAGAGCTGCGCCTTGCTTATGTCCCGGACTCCCTGCTCGTAGTTCTGGTAGACTCTAACGTTCAAGCCTGCCGCCTTCGCCAGCTGGGACTGAGAGAGCCCGGCGGCTTGTCTGAGCTGCTGCAATTTTTCATTCTTATAATTTACCTTTACCGTGATTTCCATGTCTGGCCTCCTTCTTGACTTTGTGGGGGTTGGTGGATATAATAAAGGCGGTGGGTGGGAATTTCCCACCGCCGGTTTCTTTAGGACTGCTTGGGTTTCTGGTTTGGCTTTATTGTTATTGTGATCCGTTCCACCGCTTCACTTTTTAGAGCTTTCTCCAGAACTTCGAGCAGTTCTTTTGTTTGTTTCTCTTTTTGTTCGTCCACCGTTTTGCCTCCTTTCTTTCGTTGTCGTTCTCCTTTCTGTTTACTCAGGTTTTCCCTTACCTTGTAAATATATTATACATCTTTAGATGTATATAGTCAAGCTCTTTTCCCTTATTTTTCGCCTTTTTTCGCACAAAAACAGAGCGGTTTCCCGCCCTGTTTTTTTCTCATTCGTCTATATCCAGCAACTTGCAAACTGGCACCTCCAGCGCTTCGGAGAAATAGAGCAGCTCGAAGTCTGGCACCACGCGCTCCCCGGTTTCGATCCGGCTCACTGCCTTCTGGTTTAGGTTCAGGCCCGCGAGCTGGATCCGCGCCGCGAGTTGTTCCTGAGATATTCCGGCAGCCTCTCGGAGTTCCCGGATCTTGCAGCCGGAGGCGTTGCTTCGCCCGCCTTTGTATTTGTATAGCTTCACATTCTCCGGCCTCCTTTATCCCAAAGATAGGTAGATAGCATATTGACATTATCATGTTTCCCTAGCTATAATTATCCCAAACATGACTAAAGCGAAAAAACGCAAAAATATTTTCATGTTTTAGGAGGTTGCACTTTATGAGTAAAAAGAAGGCAGAGCAGCAGGCTGGAGCCCCTAAAAAGAAGGGGAAAAAGAAGTGGATCGTGATCGGGGTGGTTGTGTTCCTTATCCTTGCGGCCGCTATCGGTGGTGGCAATAATAAGACGGACGAGGAAAAAGAGACGAGCAGCACCGGATCTGTCGCAGAGTCTACGGAGGCCCCGGAGGTTTCCACGGAGGCAGCAGAGCCGGAGACTGAGGCCAGCGCGTACACGTTGGAGCACGGCGAGCTTCTGGAGGCGAACACGAACGAGATCGACGGCCAGAACGTCCTCGTCGTAAAGGCGAAGATCGCCAGCAGCTACGACAACGGCGCGACGATTGACCAGAATTATTACAATGTCGAGGATCTGATCCAGTCGCAGGGCTGTGACGAGTTCGACGAGATCCAGTATTGGGCCGTTGCTGATATGTCCGACGGTTCCGAGCAGAAGGTCGTCTCCTTTACGGTGGACGCTGACCTGATCCAGCAGATCGCGGACAAAAAGGTGGTCGCTAACCAGCTTGGTGACTATGTGACGGATCTCTGGATCCTTCCGAGTCTGGCAGAGTAAAGCCACAAACAAAAGAAAAGCCCGACGGGTTGATCCCGCCGGGCTGTCTTTTTGCCTTGCTGCTCCATAGAGCGCATGGCTTTTTTATTCTGTTGTGGTTGCCGGAGCTTCGGCCGCGAGCTGCTGCACGGCTGTGGAGGCAATAGTCGCCGCCACGCTGGCCGCCGTTGTTGCTGCCTGCTCTGTTTTCTGTTCGGCGTTTCCGTTGACTTTGATCTCCCTGCATACCTGCTCGATCTTTGTGTCGAGCCATGCGTCGAAGTCGCCGTAAATTTCACCCAGAGCCTCGCAGGTGGTTTCGCCGAGGATCTCCAGCGTTTTGTCCTTCGATTTCTGGAAGGCTTCGAGCTGTTTCTCCTTAGTAAAGCCGCCGGAGCTTTTCAGTGCGTCAACGAAGGTCTGGGCCGTATAGGTTACGGCCTGAGTGACTGCCTCGCAGGCCATGTCCATGTACTTGCTGGCCGTCTCGTTGTCGATCTGCTTCTCGATCTTTGCCGTCTCTTTGCGGAGCAGTGCCACCGCATAGGCCCCGCCCGCTGTGATCAGCAGGCAAAGGACTGGGAGGCAGGCGTTCACGATCTGCTGCATGGTTTCGTTCATTGTGCCGCCTCCTTTACTTGCTCACCTTGTCGGCGTCTACCCAGCCATAGACTGCGGACGCGCTGGTGGTGTGAATGATGTGGTACGGGTGCTTTGATCCTTTGCTGATCGCGGTCACTTTGGCCGGGCCAGCCTTCGGGCTGCCGGAACTTGTGGCTGCTGCAGCACTCTTGTAGTGAGGGCCACCCGCGAACTGTACCACGTCACCGACGGCGATCTCGCCGATTGCTTTCACTGCCGATTCGTCCACCCAGCCGTAAACTGTGGAGCCGGAGCCATTGACTGCGATCAGGTGGTACGGGTGCTTTCCGGTAGGATAAACGGCCGTCACTTTTGCCTTGCCAGCCTTGCAGGCCGGGCCGCTCGTTGCGTTGGCGCTTGTGTAGTGCACCGATCCGGTAAACTGCACGACGTCGCCCACCTTGAAGCTCAGGCTCTTTGCAGAGCTGCCGGAACTGTTAGAGGTTCCAGAGCTGCCGGAGCTTCCAGCGTTCGCGCCGTTACTCAATACCATGGCGGTGTGAGCTGACTCATTCACAAGAATGTCGCCACGTTTCAGATAGCTGGAGCCGGTCAGGTACTTGCTGTCGGTTAATACCTCAAAAGCTCCGGTCGCCTTGAATTTTGCCCTCATGGTAGAAGTAACCGGCGCGTTTCCACTGGTGTATGCGCTGTCCATGTTAATGCCCGCAGCCTCGGCGCACACCGTCATAAAGCTGGAGCAGTCGCACTCGCACGCCACGGTGATTTTGCTCAGATCCCAGCCGACTGCCTTCGCTTGTGTTCTCAGAGTGTTGCGCTGGTACTGATCGTAGCCGATCTTGTCGTTTGCGCAACCTGCTTCGCAGGCTTTCGCCATTTTTTCAGCCACGGCCGAGTCCTTCGGGCGCAGAAGCACCGTCCAGCCTTTTGCGTACCAGTCGCGGGTGCAAACTTCTTTTCCGGTCTGGTCGCCTGCTACGCCGCCGTGTGCTTTTCCGTTTTCGTCAATACTTGAATGTCCGATTTTTACGCTCATAGTGTTACCTCCTTTGTTGCTGGTTGCGGATCCACTGCCCGCGTACTTGTCGAAGTACGTCTGGCCGTAGCTTGCCCGCTTGGTTTTTACTGTGTCGGACTGATCGGCCGGTTTCTCGAAGCCGGTCAGCACCTTGTCCGAGGCCACCTTCACGCTGGTGGCTGCTTTCAGCACTGCCAGCACGGAGGTGTAGCCCTCGCTCAGCTCTTTGTATAAAAAGCCGAGCTGTGTCTCCAGATCCCCGATCGAAGCCCCGGCCGCGTTGGCGTAGGCCAGCAGGCCCTCCTTGCGGCTCCAGTA